CGCCTAAACCTTTGCCACCACTTTTCTTAAAATTATCTCCAAAACCACTTAATAATCTATCAAGTTGAGCATCAATAATTTTATCCCTTATTCTATTTAAAACATTTGTCATTGCTTGCCCGAACGATTGTGCGCCTGTTATAGCTTCGCGTAAATTATCTTTAATACTGGTTTCTATTTCTTGCCCGATCGATTCAAATGCTTCTTGTAGTTTCTTAGCTTCATCTTTGCTTTTTTTAATTAAATCTAATTTTTCTTTTAAACCATTTGTAATTTTTAATTGTGCGATTAGTTCTGCGGCATCTTTATCTTTAAAATCTTCTTTTATCTGTTGAATTTGTTGATTCAAACTAAATTCTTCTTCTGTTTTTCCACCAATCAATTGTCTAAGTTTAAATTGTTCTTTTTGAAATTTAATTTGCATTTCGTTAAATTTTGCTATTTTATTCTCTTCTTTTACTCTGTCTTTAAATCCTTTTTCAATTAATAAATCTTTTTCCTTAAGTTTTATCTCTTCTTTTAATCTTTTTATTTTTGCTCTTTTAAATGCAGTACCTCTTTTTGATTCTTCTAATTCTGCTAAAGCTAGTTTTTTTGTTGCAATAGCATTTTCAATCAAAGCAATAGTGGATTCTTCTGCTGATTCTGTAATTCCTTTAATATTATTATCAAATTCTTTTGCAGCTTTTGCACTAGCTTCAGCGGCATTTTTATTGTCAATAAATTTTGCCGCTAATGTACCTAAAGCAATGACAACTAATCCAATACCTGTTTTTGCGAGTGCAAGTTTAAATGCTACGGCTGCCGCTGTTGCTTTTGCAAATCCACCGGTAGTTAATAAAGTCGCTGTTGTCGTTGCCGTCAGTTGACCCTTGGCAAAAGCGGCGGCAAGTTGCATGCCTATAAAATTAGTTTTTAATGCTATTATTTGTGCTGATAAAATTGGTACTACAATGCTTATTCCTTTTATTGCAGCAGTAGCAGCTAAAAGAGTTAAAGTTACCTGACCCGCACCAGAATTAACAAATTCTGTAGTTGCTTTTGTCAGATTTGTAATTGCTTTTATGACAGGTAAAATAGCAGGGGCTAAACGATCTCCAAAAGCTCTTGATAGGTTTTCGGTTTCATTACTTAAATTTTTAAATACTTGCGTTGGATCATTTTTTAACAAAGCTGCTAATGATGCGCCCCCCTCTGTTTCAATCTTTTTTAATGCTCTTATAACAACGCCACTTGTAATTTTACCTTCACTACTAAATTTTTTAAGTTCGCCGACAGTTGTTCCAAGTTCATCTGCAACTGGTTTCAAAATTGTTGGTATTTGTTCCGAGATACTTCTAAATTCATCACCTTGTAACCTTCCAGAACCTAACGCCTGCGCTAATTGTCTAAAAGCATTAGAACTTTCTATTGCGGAAGCTCCCGCTAATTTGGCTGCTGTATTAAAACCGAAAAATGTTGTTTTTATATCTTCAACGCCCACTCCTAAAGGTTGTAATCTTGCTGTTATATCTGTAATTCCTTCAAGTGCTTCTGTTGCACTTAATCCAAAGGCTCTTTGAGCTTGAGCCGCTAATTCTTGAGATCTTGCAAAAGTGCCTGAAGCTTTTGTTAATAATCCTAATCTGACATTTAATTTTTCAAAATTTGCAGATGTACTTATAGCTTGCTTTGCTAAAACACCTATGCCAATCCCTGCAATAGCTGTTTTTAATCTATTAACACCCGCGTTTAATTGTGTTGTTTGATTCTGTACGCCTTTTAATGCGCTTGTGGCTTGCGTTGCATTTACAGTAAGTTTTACATTAGCCTGTGCCACAAATAAAAAAAGACTTTCTTATATCTTACCTTCTATTTGCTTTTTGACGATTAGATTCTCTTTTTTCGTTTTCATACTTAACTTCATAATATGCAGCCCAATATATAAGCTCTTCTTCTGATAAAGAAGTTCTTAGTTCATAAAGTGTTTTACTTAATTCTGTTGCGAGGAAAAACTCGAAGTTTAGCCAGTTATCCCCTCTTATTCTTTTTTTGCTGTATCTAAATCAAGTTTTATATCATGTAAAAATAATTCAATTTCATTTAAAACTTTTTCAGGTAATTCTCTTTGTAGGTTTGGCGCGTCTGCCATGCTGAAAGCCTTTGTACCATCTTCTAACTCTGCCATTTGACAAAGTAGTTGTGTTGATACTGTCAAGGCTTCGTCTGTGCCTGCTAGCTCCTGTGCGCGTTTTCTATCATGCCTAGTAAGTGGCGGGAAATATAAATCAACTATTTTTTCTCCTTTACTATTTTTAAATTCATATTTTCTTCTAGTCGTCATTTCCTCCTTAAATGTTTCTGTAAGGAGATCAATTGTTCTTTTTGTTGCCATTTGGTTTTATTAGTTGACTAATAAATACAATGTATCAGATAGCGCTTGTGATGGCACCACTTGTAATGAAGCTTACATTTATGATTTCTAATTCACCTAAAGTTGCGCCATATTCTGCGCCTGTAATAATCCCTGAAAAACTAATTTTCTTTGCACTTGTGCCGCCATCAGGAAATAATTCAAACAGAGCGTCAGCCGCATCACCTGTTGTTAAAACATCATCGATAAAGGCTTGATAATCTGAGTTACCAGAAGGATCATATATAAGTTCTGCGGAACCTTCACCAGAAATCAAACCACCTACAAAAGTTTTTGATGTGTCATTCTGAACTGTTGTTTCCATTGTGTCTTTCGTAATAGATAAAGACCAAGATCTAGTTCCCGCAATGTCGGCTTCTGTTCCCGCCGCATTGTGAAACATAACTTTTCCTACATCACCTTTAACAGCAGCCATAACAACAAAAAGAAATATTTATAAATATATTAACTCTTTTCAGCTTTTTTTACATCTTTTTTTGTTTTTTGTTGACTCTCATAATATTTACGACATTCAGGATCCCAATAATTAGCTTCCCTTCTACCTTTTACATGTTCAATTGCATCAAGCATTTCTTCTGTAATTTCAAGTTTTGCCATGATTTAAAGTTCCTCAAATATTTCAAAGGTCATTCTTAATTGTGTTTGAAATTGACCTTCTGGGCTAGATGTTACCACTTCCGGCCCAATCGGCGAATCAAAAATAACATTTGAAACTGTAATCCTATTATATAAGTCTCTTAATCTTTTACCAATTGTGTAATTATCACCTGAACCGATTCCCTGCGGTGTGAAAATATTCATTACAACAATCCCGACAAGACTATTAGTTCCGCTTGCATCGCCATGAGTTAAATATGACCCCGCCCCGAAGCTTGTAAGGCATTGAACAAAAGATGTAACTGTGTTGCTATCAAACGACATATTATGAAAAACGACAGGGATTGCGGGGCTACTGGCTAACTCTGTTGCAATTCTGGCTTCAATAGTTGCTCTTACTGTGTTTAAATCTAATGCGGCCATTATTTACCCCTAATTTGTTTATAGAGATCTTGAACTTCGCCTTGAACTTCTCTTGCAAGTAAATCAAGATGTTTTGCTTTAAGTCCTTGATTGCTTTTATATGTTTGACCCCAAGAAGGCGGCAAACTTGTTCCCATCATGACAGGTTCAGCATAGGGAACATTATTGTGAATATGATATTTATTTTTAAATTTTTCTTTTCCTAATTGATAATTAATTGTTTTGGCTTTTTTAACAACAGTGCCAAGTCCTTTTGATCCATAATCGCCTTCTGCGGCGGGTGCGCCGTTTTCTGCGTTTTCTCCTATCTGCCAAGAAACCGCAAGCCTTCCTGTGTCTACTGGCGACCCCTCTTTGACTATTCGATCAGCAGTCAAAACAACAGCAGACAATAAAGTATTTATTTGTTCTTCTGAATAATCGCCAATTTGATCTAATCGAATTTGTCTCATGTTCTTAAATAACAAACAAAAGTTAATTTATCATTTGCAAGTTGATTTGTTTCTATTCTAATAATTGAGTAAGTGACAGAACCAACTATAATTTTGTCTTTGGTTGTAGGAGTAGAAGAAAGACTTGCTGCGGCAATTTGAATTTTTTTGTCTGTTGCTTCAATTAATTCGTTTACTTCTCTTAAATTTATATCTTCTAATACACCCCTTATTGATGTATCTGTGTTTGTCTCTGCAATAACCCCTGTAGTCGTGTTGTACGACCCTGCGGAAACAGATCTAAAGGTTATATCAGCCGCAAGCTTTTTATTTGTTAAAACCTTTTTAAGTGCAGAAGATATTCCCATTAGACTTTATAAGCAATGCAAGCGCCACTTGTCAAAGTAATACTTGTGAATAATCCAAAAATTGTTTGACCCGCTTTAAAGGTCTCGCCGTCAATACTATTTCCTGTGTAATTATGAGAAGCGGTATTAACTTCTGTATCCTCCTTGAAAAAAATACTTTTAAATCTGCCTGTGTGTGCGGCTGTGTCTGTGATTAGTTCACCGCCAAGTGCGTAATCTGGGTCTGCGTTGTACATGAAAAATTAACTCCTTTTGATTGAAATGTTACCCGGCCCACTTATTCGCAAGCCTGTGAAATAGCGTTCAAATAATGGCGGAACGCGATCAGCGCCAGTTGATCCGAAAAAGTTTGGCGTTACATTTACAGATCCAACTTGAACATTAGAGAAATCTTCAAGACCACTTAAACCTAATCCATCCCGATTATTATTCAAGTAAACAGCCAATATTGCTTGCGCTCTTTTAACCTGATCTGGAATTTCTGTATCTGTAAAATAATCTGTTGATATACGAAAAGGAAAACCAACTGCGTAAGTATTTACGTAGGTATCAGGTTTTCTTACTCCTGTTCGCGGCCATTGCAAAGCCTGTGTATCTGTTGCTCTTGCTCCAAGAAATCTTTCGCGGTCAATTCTGATCGTGCTTGTATAGAGCGCACGATTTTTATTATCTGTTGTCGAACCATCCCAAGCTGCAACGTCATCATCAAGAACAAGTCCTTCAATAATCGCGTTTGCGTCATCGAGAGTTAAATAACTATTTGCGGTTGCGCTGCCTGCTGTTGCGACTATTGTTATCGCCATTTTCGACCTTAGTTTTAGATTTACGTTTTTTTGTTTTAGTAGGAATAGAAGCCGCCTTTTCAACGGCTTCTTTTTCCCTTATTCGCTTAAAAGCAAATAATCCCATTTAACCCTTAATTATTTTGTAATTAAGAACAATGGCTTCACTTAATGAACCGCCAGAAACGTTTGTAACTGTGATTGCAAAAGAACCCGCAGCGATTGTATTTGCTTGAGCAAGGTATGAACCCGCTGTACCGCCGCTTGCGTGATTAACAATGATGTTATCGCTTGCTGTACAAGTTGAGTTTGTAACAGCAAAAGAAACTTCAGCCGCAGCCCCAAGAGCCGCATCGTTCATTGTTATAACCCCTGAAGGCTTGTTCAAGGTAACTCCTGTACCTTTGTTTGTTGCCTGTGTTACTGAACCTGTGTCATCGTCAGAATAACCAAGTGCAGAACCCGCAACCGCTTCAAATTGTGATGGCATGATAAATTCTCCTTAATCTTGGTTACTTACATTCGTAATCCTTACGATTCCGATGTTCTTTGTCTCAAAAACTTTCGACCAGTTACCTACAGTTTCGAGTTGCGCTCTTGTTGGGTTTGTAGTTGTTACAGCCCACTTAGAACCGACAGGATGATATGTGTAATGCAAATCAATAGACATCGCATCAGACTTTGCAAGAATGTCTCTGTCAGTTTCAGTTTGAATCCCTGCCTGTTCGCCCGATGCTAAAGCTCCCGCTGAAAATGCAAAAGTAGAGTACTCTGTGGAACTTCCGCTTCCTGTGGTTGGCACGTCATCGCTTACGATAACTCGAAGTCCCATAAATGTAGGAACTGAAGGGCTACCAAACGCATTTGCTGTTGTACCAGAAGTTGCGGCTGTATCAGCATCGCCATTGTTGTCATAAATACGATCAATCGCATTTCTTTCAACTAAGTCATAAAAGACGTTTGAGTGCATTGCTATAGCTGTAAGCTTTTCTCCTTGATCTCCAAGAATCGCTCTTGCTCTTGCAATGTGACGAGGTGATAAAGGTGTTGGGCTGTCGCCTGATTCTGAATCAATAGTTAAGCCAAAGAAAGCTGAGTTGCTGTCGTTTGCATTAATAGAACCAAATACACCTGAAAGACAAGAGAATAAATCTTTTTGCCTCTGGTTTGCAATATAAGCGCCGATCTTTTGACCAATTGCAGCCATAGGATCAGAACCCGCCGCAAGTGCGGCTAAATCACGCGCTTCAAATGCACGACCCCTGTGTAAAATTACCCCAATTTGTTGATCGGTAGAAATTTTGCCGGGTGTTAATGATGAAGAATCAGAAAGAACTTCAAAGTCACCTGAAAGATTCGCTGAGTAAAATGGGATTTTTACGAAATCTCCCCCCTCAGTAGCGTTAAGCTCCGCCAAAGGTTGAACCACACCGCTCGCCAAGAACGCGTCTCGTGCGGTTGTCTGTTCAATAATGTATGGCGTGAAAATTTCAGGAATTATGATATCTGAGCGTAAAACCGCCATAGATAACTCCTATAAAAATTGTTTAGCAGTATGGGCGCAGCCCTTGGTATTCTCAGCGCAGCTTTGAATAGTTATTTATATATTACCCTGATTTTTGTTATTTGTAATTCTTTGCGATCTCTTTTGCCTTCAACCAACCTTCGCGGCCGTATCTTTTAAATATTACGTGTTCAACAGTGTGTTCGCCATTTGCTAATCTTCGCATTAACTCAGGGTCAAACTCTCCTGAAGTTGCAGGGGTTCCGCCTGTTCTGGCGATTGGTGCGCCTGTTCCCTGTGCGGGTTGGCTTTTTAACAAATAAGCGTGATCTTTTGCCAAAGAATTTTTTGCCCATTCTGTAACATTGTGACGATCATAACCATCAATAACGACAGGCTTTCCATCCCTTAACTCTGTTCTGCCTTTTAAAAAGTTATCAAAGACAAGTTTAGGATTATGTGTGACCTCTGCAAGCGCCTGTATAGCGGGTGAAACTAATTCCAGTTCGCTAATCCTTGCCTTTAGCTCTTCAATCTCCTTGTCCTTTGCTGCGCTTCTTTCGCGAAACTGTTCTTCAAGTTGATTTTTTGCTTCGGTGTATTTTCCTTGTCTTTCAAGATTTGCCTGTTCAGCATTATTTTTAAAATCAATTAAAGCTTGAACATCTACACCTTCAGGTAAGCTTTGAAGTGTTTTATCAACCTTTTGAAATTTTTTCTTTTCGTCCAGTAATTCTCTATTTTTTCTATCTAATGCTTCTATTCTGTTTAGAAGTTCTTGTTCTTTGGCGTTTGTTTGTTCAGGCGCCGCAAGCTCCTGATTTTGTTCTTCTGACATAAACCCGCAGGGTTGATTAATTTAAATATATCTTACCTTGACCACTTAGTTTTGTCAGCCCAGAAAGCCGCCGACATTTTTCCTTTAGCAATATTTTTTGCGTGTCTTGCTTTAAAACTTTTTCTTTTTGCTTTATCTGCGTCTGATTCTCCTTTTCTTGGCGGTTTTGTATCTGCGCCTTGTTGTCCGAATCTAATTAGTTTTACTTTGTCACCTTCTTTAGCAAGTACAACATGGGATTTTGTTGGATGCGAAGGCGTTCTTTTAGGCTTATTAAAAGCTGTTAGTCCATATCTTTTTAA